TGTGGATCTTGCAACTTGAACCTCGACTCAATGGAAAAACATGTGAATGAATCTACCCATCTAGGGGGGGAGGGTGGGCGCGCCAGCCAGGCCCCGCTGTCAAGGGGGGTCGGGGGTCAAACATTTGACGATACCGACCGATTTTGTCCCAAGTAACCCCCCAAGAGTGTCAATTATCCATCACATATTAAATGTGTTTTACTTGTTGTTATGTGTTGTATATTGTCCCATGTTGGTGTAATGTCATAGGACATTAAGGGAAATCGGACGGCAATAGCCAAGCGACCCCAAAGCAAACTTAATCTTATGGAGGATTACAATGGTTAAGACTAAATTTATCCGCGCTGGTGAGTTCAACAATCTTGAATTGAAAGCGCAACATGACATGGCTAAAGAGATGGTCAAAGCATGGACGCAAGCCAAGGCGGATATTGAGGCGGACGCAATCGAGCATGGCTTGGCGTTCAAGCAGCCTCAAGATTTCAATGTGAAAGCCAAGGCGGCATATGTGCAAACGCGCATGATGTTTACTTGGAAATAACCAAACAGGCTAGGGCATCATGCCCTAGCCATTACCTAGCCAATGGAGGGCTAATATAATGACTAAAACTAAAAATCCTTTCGGAAAGACTGTAAGACATGATCAGGCATATGCAACATATCGCGCTGGTGACATGGAATGGCGTGTATTGAAGACATACAAAAAGCCAGCCAATGAAGCCAGCGACCCATATGCGCGTTGGTATGTTGCGGCAAAATCGCCGATGACATATGGATCATGGGAAATGGGCGATGCATACGCCGCCGAGATTAAACAACTCGGCAACCTAGTGTTTTGCACGCCAGAATGGCAAGAGCATTACCTTGGTTAGGTTGTTCTTCGTGCTAGCAGGATTATTCCTGCTAGCCACCGCTCATGCATTGTACGGGTTAACTACAATCATGAGCATGGACGTTGATAGCCTAATACGGCTATCGCTTATCGTACACGCTGGCGCAGCGTTCTATTGCGCTGGCGTCCTGCATCTAATAGTGAGAGGGCGGCGTTAGCCGCCCCTTTTTTTGTGTCTAGATTTTATATGCTATAGTCTTACGCCTATAGCAGAGGGCGGCGCCCATGGTCGCCACCAGTATCACCAGTCCCGACCCGACCCGACCCGAATGATGACCGACCCGACCCGAATCTTTTTGTTTGTTTTGTGTTTGTTAATGTGTATAATCATTCTTGAAGGGCGGTCACGGAGACAGCCCCGTCTATGGAGGACAAAATGAATATAGCAAAATTTAACCCAGCATTAACTCTAGACGCATCTATTGAAAAGCAGGTCGCAGATATAAAGGCTTGTTTGGATGCGATGGAGGGTCACGCCAAAGCCGGAAATTCAGAAGGCGTATTGTTTTTCGCAGAGAGAATTGCGGAAACAGCTAGATATATGGAGTCTATGGTTTCATCATGGTCGCAAATAAAAGTAGATGAGGAGGCATAAAATGGACATTACAATTATCGCAGACAATGGACACGCATGGGGCATCGTATCAATAGCACAGCTCAAGGCTGCGCGACTCTCGATTGATGATATTAGCGATTTCTCATACAAGACGCCTAATGGTGAGATACTAGCATTGGAGGAAGATTGCGATCTTCCAAAATACCTGAACAAACTGGAGAGCATGGGCACGAAGATCAACATTCGTGACAATTATATCCCAGACGAAGATCATCCGGATAATCCTAGAACATGGAACAGGATTAGATAGTTCCTCCATAGGGCGGAAAGAGCGGCAGAAATGTCGCTCTTTTTGTTTGTGTTATGTCTCATGTTGTCTTATAATCTTATTATGCAATAACCTATGGAGGAATAGATGCATATGAAAGAAATGTTAAAGAACATGGGATTCCATGTAGTCAACACAGGCGGAGGATGCCAAGGATATGAATTATCTCTGCCTAATGGTTTATCCATTCTTGTCACAGATGGCGAAGCGCAGATAACAGACGATGTTAATGTGAAGCCTACCATCGTTTTTGAAGATGGGGAAAATGGCAAGTATGTAGTTGTTGAAGGGAGTGTTGTCTAATGAGCAATGGATCTTTTGAAGACTACTACAAGCAATTGATAGGCTGGACAATCACAGCGTATCGTGAGGAAGAAGATGAGTTTGGTGGCGATCCAACGCCTATCTTTACTCTTACTAAACCTAAATTTGCATCATTAGAGATGGCTGTCATGTGCGACCCAGAAGGAAATGGTGCTGGGTTTATTGATTTTTATCATCCGGAGAAGGAGAAAAAACATGCCTAATTGGTGTCAGAATGTAATCTATGTGTCTCATGAGGACAAAAACAAGATGGTGGCGTTGAAAGACGCCATCATCAATCACGAATTATGCGACCATATAATGCCAATGCCGGAGGAATTGAAAGGCACGACATCGCCTTCCGACTCCCCTAATTGGTATGATTGGGCGTGTGAGCATTGGGGAACAAAATGGGATATCTGTTCGTCTCATGATACAGATGAAATCTATAGCGCGGATGATGGTGAGACATATGTGTTCAAGTTTGACACAGCATGGGCACCACCAATCCCTGTGTATGAGGAGATGGAAAACCAAGGTTTCAAACTTCTCGCACGTTATGTGGAGTATGGCGTAGGATATGCTGGGCATTACCAGAATGGTCAGGATTTCTGCACAGAGTTAAAAGATGGTCAGGAAGTTTATGACGAACATCTGCAATCCGAATACGCCTAGAGCGATGGGGCTGGCATCACCAGCCCCATCCATCCGGCTGCCCAGTCCCTGACTGGGTTTTTATTTGTTCTATTACTAGTCCTCCATACTAGTAGGTGCCCCAGGGCCAGGCCCTGGGGTTTTTATTTGTCCCGAATCCCGACCCGACCCGACTCGAGGCTGCCCGACTCGAGGCAGCTGCGCTAGTGCTGCCCGACCCGAATCTTTTTGTTTGTGTTGTGTTGCATGTTGTCCTATAATAGTTGAGTAAACTATGGAGGTTACAAAATGCTTAAAATATCGAACATGACGGGCAAGTTGAAAGGGTTCAAAGCATTGAACACTAATACCTTGTCTAATGACTATTGCATGAAAATGTATAATAGCGGCAAGGACAACGTGATTTGCACAAAATGCTATTCCGCCGAAATGTTGCAAGGCATGCGCAAAAACTGCATTCCCGCATGGCAGATGAATAGCGACACATTGTCCGGTGGATTGATTCCGGAACATATGTTGCCGACAATCCTAGACGCATTTTTCCGGATATCCGGTCATGGCGAGATTATCAACCTAACCATGATTGAAAACATTCATAACATTATCGAACATAATCCACATTGCACGTTTGCATGGTGGACTAAGCGCAAAGGATTTATCCGCAAGTTTTACAGCACGCGCGCGAAACCCGCGAATCTTATCCTTATCTATAGCAACCCGCGCATTGACGCGGTAATGGATAACCCGCCGGCAATGTTTGATCGCACGTTTAACAATGTATCTAAGGGCAGTGACGTTGCGCAAAACTGCACAGGTCAAAAATGCATTGATTGCATGCTTTGCTATAAACCAAACAATGGCGTAACCCAAATTGTGGAGGCAGTAAAATGAGCAAGAAACATTTGCCTGTTAAAGGCTGCGAAGAGTGCGAAGAGTTCAAAACCATTTGTGTTGAATGCTTAGATAGTGCAAGGGCAGAGCGTGCCCTTGCCGATGCCGATGCAGAATTACGCGCAACGATTCCGGACTATGACGCGAAAATGGCGTATCACGCGCATCTAATGGAAACCATGAAACCGGAAACAACCGAAGAGTTCGAACTAGTAGGCGCGGCAATGGTCGCAAAATTTGGGGAGTAGTTATGACAAAACAAGATATCATAGATCAGATTAAGGAAATAGTAGTCGATCAATGCGAATTGGAACCGGAGCAGCGTCAATGGTTTGCGGAGTTCGGCGCGCTAATCGACAAGATCGAGCACAGCATAAAGGAGGAGCAGGCCTAGGCCTGCTTTTCTTTTGCCTCGAGTCCTGGTTGCTGTGACCCTGGTACTGGTGCCCCAGTCCCTAGTTGCCCTTGGGCCAGGCCCCCGAACCCCGAACCCGAATCCCCGACTCCCGAACCCCGAAGCTGCTCCAGTACCGATTCAAGGTGCGTGATGCCCGACTCCCGGACCTGGTTCCACATAGCCTGGTGCCCCGAACCCCGAAACAAGCTCCCCGAACGTAGCCCATTGCGCCCGATTTCAAGGCTCTGGGCGCCCTCAAACAAAATTAGGTCGCCCGAAGGGAGGTGCTTAACCAAGATGAATGACAAGCCGCCATTTCGCGAATACGCGGTATTCCACGCTATTTGCTGTGGGGAAAGTCTGACGGAATTGTTTTTAGTTGTTTTTAATTCTATCCAGAACACAAGTCCTAACCAAGCGAAATGCACATCAGGCACACCTCCACCATGGCGGTTCTCAATTCTTGTCGGATAACAGTTCTTCGGCAGATTCCTGCGGACGGTGTTCCAAAAGTTCGCCTCTGGTGTCGGCATCAGTTATCTCCCTATATTCGCCTTCGATGAAGGCTTGTGGATACTGCTGACGAAGTTGAGACAGGCGCGCCGTAATCTCCTCACGCGACAGATCATCAAGTTGATGAATCTGTTCACGCCTATCAACAGTCAAGCCACCAAGAGCGGAGCGGATCTTTTCAGCGTTGATTGCTGCTGAGAACTGACCAGCCTCTTCCGCCCCGGACGATAGTTCGTGCAGGCGTTTGAGCTGTCCTGTTACGGTCACGCCATATCGGCGTTCACGTTCTTCCCTTAACTCTTGTATGTAATCGACTAGATGAGGAAATTTCTTGCCAGCCAGAAGATGACCAGCAATGGATGCGGCACTACTAGAAGCATAGCCTGCTTTTCTAGCGCACTCCGCATTGGAGTGAGTTCCATCGACAAAGTGCCGGGCGAACATCTTCTGGCGGTTGGTCAGCTTACGGCCATGGGCCTCTTCAATTTCTTCGGCCTTTGCGTCTATTCGACGTTTCATCTAGTTGCTCCTGTATACAGTCTTTTTCAAAACTAACCCTGTTTCCAACAAGCGTCAAACCTCCGTTTGGCTAGAAAAGTGTAACGGGAAGCCCTAAAGTGTAACGAAGTGTAACGGGAAGTGTAACGACTAGTTTTCAATAATATCATACGTTTAACACCTGTTTTCAGGTACTCGTTACACTTTTACACTTTTTTTCACCCATATTTTTATTTTCAAAACGTTTTTTTGAATTTGCCCGTATATATGTAACGGGGAACATTTGACAGTGGTCCATGTTTCATGCTACTTTTACGAACTACCATTTAGAAAGGAAGAAAGACAATGTTCATTGGATCAGAATACCGGCTTTCCGACCGGCTCGATGCGGATTCCCACACGCTGCTGGGCTACAAGACAATTGTAATCAAGGAGCGTGTTTTGTCGCGAACGGAGAAACGTGCAAAAAGCACTGCCGTTGAAATCACGTCGTATCACTACACGCTGCTGTGCTTGGTCGATGGCGGCGACTCTTCAGAGCTGGACGAGGGCCAGTTGCAGGACGAGATAATCGCCGGCTACTACGAATTATTGCCGGTGAATCAATCATTTCTTAGGAGCAAGTGACATGAGCCAACAAC